GTCATTGACCGGTTGCAAGTCCTCTAGTTTCCTTACGTCGTTGATTGTCAAGAAGCCAGACTGCAATCCTGTGCTGTAGGCGCTCATTCGGGTGTTGATGTCAGCGCGTAGTAAGCCGTCTAGGTTGAACTTGATAAAAGCATTCTCGCCACCGGGGACTCGGCTGAGTAACGGTGTGAACGCGCTCTCTAGCTTTTGTACGATGGGCCGCAAACAGTATTTGACAAACATCAACGAGTTCTGCTCAACCGATGCGTAAGTGTTAGTCCCTGGCAGATTGAGAAAGTTGCTAGGAACATTGAACGCGCGGGCTACATCTTCAACAGCCATCCGCCTTGAGTCCAAGAACTGCGCCTTGTCGTTTTCTACCGAAGTGGGGACATACTTTGCGCCGCCTGAAATGATGCCGGTCTTGTGTGCGCGACCCCAGCCCTTGTGCCTTTGGTCAAAGCCTTCTTGTAGGTTCTTGGCTTGCTCAGCGGTTAGGTTGCCATCAACTTCGATGATTCCAGAAGTCTGAGTTCCAGAGCCAAAGAAACGAGCAGCGTAGTTCTGCAAGGCAATCGCTAGTCCCCAGTTTTCCTTTAGTGCTTCCACGCGGCTAACGCCTCGGATGTGTCCTGGGCGAACTACGTCAGGTATGAAGATAACCTCATCGCTTGATAGCGTATTGGCTTCGCCCTCAACCTGAAACATAACCCGACCTAAGCCGTTGCGCTCTATCGTGACCTTCTGAGGGTTGAGAACATTTAGGTTTACGATTTCACCAGCGTCGTTTGAGTAGACGCGAACGAACGCGTTACCGTCAAGCAATAGCGAAACAATGACTGCACCCCAAAAGGCTTCTTTGGTTGTGTCTACGTCTGGGCGTGAAACCCAAGCAGGGCGAGGTCGGAAAGCAAAGCGTGATCCATCTCTGCGGATGTAAGTGTCAACCGGCAGAGAACTAATGCCGTCGCTAATTAGTGAGATTGCGCCGTAGATTGCGTTGACTTGAAACGCTGACTCGCTGGTTACTTGAGTTGCAGATAGGCTTGCGCCAGTATCAAAGTCAGAGCCTGCGCCCCAGATTGCCTGATAACTTAGCGCGCGTTTGCTAAATAGCCCGTCAAAGATTCCCAAATTCTACCGCCTAAACAAATACTTGAGGCACTAATACTTCTTCTAGTCTACCGCTTGCCCTGTCATACGCCATCAGCAGCGCAATTGCTAAGTCTATCTTTAGCTTGGGGTTGCGGTAGTCCTTGGTTATTCTCGCGCCTCTTTGCGAGTCAACCTTTAGGATGCAGTTATCTAGGTGTCTACTTAGGGCTGCATCGCCGTCGTGCCTTATCTTTCCGTTCATGATTGCTTCATAAAGTTTAGCTGTGGCAGGTACGGTTCTGCTTATTGTGTTCGGGTACTCAACAACCTGAAGCCCTGCTTCAGCCCACTGGTACATTTCATCTTGCCACATCGCAGGGTCGCAGACTATTTCTCGACAGTTTGGGTTGGCAAAGAAGTATTCAATTATTGTTTTGCTTACTTCGTTCTTGTCAATAATCCACGAGTCATCATCTAGAACAAAATCCTTTTCCCAGCTTGCCACTCGGTAAACCCTAAAGACATCCCCCTCGGTGCGCGGCATTATTACTGCGACGACTGCTGTGCTGTCGTTCTTCCACGATCCGTCAAAGCCCAGCACGTATTCGTCGGTTGGCAATAGCTGAAATGATTCCTCTAAGCCTTCCCAAGCTCCAGTCGGTAGCCATGCGTTCTTGGCGTTGACCCACTGGTTAGTGCGCTTGATTTTGAACTCGGCTTCAGGTGTGCGCTTTACCGCTGACACAAAGTCCTCGGCAGAGCAGATGTCGTCGTAGCCTGGGTTAGCTAATGCCCACGTCTCAGGTCGCCGGTGGTCTGCTTCGGGTGGAGCTTCCCAGCACGCCATAAAGAACGAGTTGTCGTCAATCTCTTTCGTTGCTATTTTCTTGCCGTAATTGTAAAGCTGATAAGCAATTGAATCGTTGCCGGTTGCGTCGGCGCGAGTCCCTGCGGTTGTGATCCCAATAAGGGTTGACTGCCTGCCGCGTGAACCCATAGCCAAAGACATAACATCCCACAGCTCGCGATTAGGTTGTGCGTGAACTTCGTCAAAGATTGTTGCACTTGGGTTCAAGCCTTCCGCGCTGTAAGCCTCCGCCGCTAGAACTCGGTAAACGCTACCAAACTTAGGCAGCTCAATCGCGTCGCGGTAAACCTTAGTGAATGCACTTAGTTCTGGGCTGGCTTCAACCATGCGTTTAGCGTCTGCGAAAACAATCCGAGCTTGTTCCTTCGTTGCAGCCACGCTGTAAACCTCTGCACCCTTAGCTCCAAGGATTAGCGAATAAAGTGCAAAGACTGATCCGAGGGCGCTCTTGCCGTTTTTCCTCGGGACAAGTATTAGGCTTGCGCGATTTCTATAGCCGTTACCGTCGCCGGCGAACACGTGACGAATCAGTTCCTTTTGCCAGTCACGCATTACCAGTGGTTGACCAGATGGCCCTGCTACTGAGTCCTTAGTGATAATCCCAAACGCTTCGGCAAACTCAATTACTGTATCGCCGTCACCGTTGTCTAAATCAAACTGAGGGACTGGGGTTAACCATTGCGGTGGCCACGACACGATTCGCCTTTCGTTCCATTAGCTGCTCTAGCTTTGATTGTGCCTTGACTTCGGCTAGTCCCAGCCTGGTGCGATCCGATGGCGTAAAGCCAAGCAGTCCAAGATTACTTGCGATTGACTTTTCCAATTCGCCAAGCCTCATCAGCACCGCGTTCTCGGTAGGTTCTTCAACGAGTGCATCGCGCAGAGTTTCGCGTCTGTCTAATTGCTCGGCAGTCATCTGCAACAAGTGAATGTCGGTTCGCGAACTAATCCATAGCTCACCGTTAGAAAAGACGGAATCCCACAACTGTTGCCCTGCGTACTCAAGCGGTCGGATTGGATCAACCCTTCCAGCCGGTAGCGCAATCGTGTCGGCTTGCTTTGGCAAAGCTCGTTTGCCTGGGTTGCCTATTAGCCGTTTCTGCTCAATCGGCTTCGGTGGGTTTGGCATAGTTTGCTTTCCTAAATCTTGTGGTCGGTAGGTTGTTTGACCACTACATCTAGTGTAACCCCTCGGGGCATTGAACTGCGGTTGTGTGTAAAAGCCTGGGCTGATGGGTGCAGGAGAGACAGAATAAGATGTTTTACCCCGTCCCCGGTCTACGGCAGGGGGGTGCTAGGGCAGTGGCTTGTTCCCTCGGCGTTGGTTGCAGAGCCGATGCACTGGTAAAAGCGGTGAGTTTGGATCTGAAGCAATGACGTGGTCTGCCTCTACCCGGTCGTCTATGCCTAGCTGCTTATTGCAAAGATAACAAGTTGCACCGTTCTGGCGTACCCACTCCACTAGGGCTGCTCTTTCTTTTCTGTAATGAGAGTTGTATAAGTTTCTTTTCTTTTCTCGCCGCTCAGGTGTGTCCCTTGCCGCGTCACGCTTAGCCTTCATCAGTCCCTCATGCACGTCGCATCGACTACCCCTTGATAAAGTTCCGCAATCTAAACAAGGCTTTAGGAATCTACTCATTGCTTGCGAATCCTAATCCTTTGAAGGTGACTGCTACTACCCCGTACTGCCTTACCATGTCGGACTGACACCGTAGGCATTTGGGCGTGGGTCTTTTATTTTGTATGGCGTTCACGATTGTTATTGTTGACTCGCAGGTCTTGCAAGCGTAATCGTAGCTCGGACTCATTGCTTCTTCCATTCAGTTATAAGCTTTACGCTTTTGCTTAGGTTGCAAGGAGCGCAAGCACCAACCAAGTTACCGATACTGTGCCTGCCACCGCGTGAGATAGGAATGATGTGATCAATGTGCTCAGACGGTTGACCGCAGTAAGCGCAGGGTGCGGCGTATAGCCTCTTAAGTTCTTTAAGTGTTACTGCAAACACACCGTTGCCAAGCTGTAGGGCGCGGCGCTTAGCACTACTAAATCTTTCTTTCTCTAAATTAGCTTGACTCCACGCTTTAGTATTTGCTGCTACTTTTGCAGTGTTGGCGCTGCGCCATCTTTTACTGGCCGCTGCTACCTTATCGGGGTTAGCTTGAGCCCATGCTTTTGAGTATGAGGCGGCTTTGTCTCGGTTGTTGTCATACCATGCCTTGGTTCTGGCCTTTACAGTCTCAGCATTGGCTTGGTAATAGTTCTTGTTATAGTCGGGGTTGGACATAGACCATTGTTTACATCTGGCATTAGTACAAGTTTTACACTTTGAACGCAAGTTGTCCTTGCTTAGCTTGCTGCCATGAAATTCGCCAAGGGATTTGGCTTGCTTACAGCTATTGCATAACTTAGAATGTTCCATAGTAAGGCTCCTATCTAGTCTTGCTCACGCCCCGGGATGTTCTTGCATCGCCGGGTGCTTCTATTCTAGCAAGCATTAGTGTTTGGTCACTGATCCGCTGAATGGTGTGTGCCTGTCTAGCTCAATGGTGAGGATGCCGGTAGTACTGTCTACCCCAGCCTTGCGCCTGTACCAATCGCTACCGCCGTCGCTGGTTGGACACTGCACCCAGAACTTCGAGCCTTTGCCGTCGTGACGCTGACCGAGTTCCTCTAGGGCTAGATGGTGGAAGTGTGCGCTAATGAGGACATCACAAGGCGATACCCACTGGTTGCCGAATGACGAGTCGCTCCACCACTTCTTGACACCGGCAGGGCGTGAGGCTTGGTGACCATGAACGACTCCGATGGTGTTGACCCCGTACTGAAACGCAAAGCCTTCATCGTCTGGTTGTGGTATCAGGTAGCTGACATCCATGCCGATCTCTGTTGTGAGCCGTCTGAGCTGCTGCAAGATAACGATGCCCCAGTCGTCAAGTCCAGGCTTGCCAACCGTCTGACCCATGAAGCGGTTCTGGCAGTGGTTGCTTGCTATAGATCCGTAAGTGATTGGCGCGTACTTGCTTAGGCGCTTGATTAGCTCAAACATCAGCGACGCTGCTAAGTCGGTCTGTTGCATCGGGCTAAGCGTGTTGCTTTGAAGCTGCTCAAAGTTTGCCTTGCTCATCACGCCTTCAATGATGTCGCCCATGTCTAGTATCCAGAGGTGTTCGTATCTGCCGGTCTTGACCTGTTCTTCTATGCGGTCGTAGCTTGCAAATACTCTGGTTATGGTTTCTTGGTGTCCGCCGCCTGATGCGCCCTTGCCAATCTGGAAGTCGGCTGGGCAGATGATTAGTGCTTTGTCTTTTGCTTTCACGCGAACAGCTGGAGCTTTGACTCGGCGTGCGCTTGCCATGAGTGCCGGTAGGTCTAACTCAATGACCTTCTTGCGAAAGCTAAACCTGTAGCTCGTGAGCCACGCACCGTTCTCGCGCTGTTGCCATTGTGATGTTCTTGGGCTGCCGATTATTTCGTATTCTGAAGGTGGATAACCGCGCTCAAGCAAGAAGTCGTCAAAGTTAGGCAGCTCTGCTAAGCCTTCGGTTGTCGCCGTTCCCTCGCTGCCGTCAAACGTGACGCCTGGGCGAAAGTCTTTAGGTGAAGTTATCTTCGGCGTTGGCTCGAGGTTCTCTAGCATTAGTCCAGCCTAGTCTCTGTAGCAAGCGCAGGTCTTGCTTCGGTGTTTGGTTATTGTCGTGTCTGCCACGCTTAGTCCACGCCGCCTTAGCTGTACAGACAGCGCGTTAGCAGGCCATTGGTCAGGTGAGTCTATGGCTTGCATAAAGATAGCTTTGTCGGCTTCTTCTAGCTCGGCGCTCATGTCTGCAATTTTGCAGTAGATTGCTTTGCTTCTCGGTGGCGTTAGTCCTTCAAGCATCGTTGCCCCTTAGATTGTGAAGTCATTGTCGGTTGCGATTAGCTTTTTGGCGATGTTGATTAGTGACAGATGGTTAGCCAATCCCAGACTGGACTTCACCTCTAGGTATTCAGCTAGGTCTAGCCGGATGGCTTCAAAGTCTGCGCTCCAAACTAGATCGTGACGCAACAACCCAGCCGCTTGCTTGAAGTCGTTTGTGACCTTTTGGTTTAGGTTTTCAATCATTGTCGGTTTGCCTGCATTCTTAATGACTGAAGCACTATCTGACCTGCTATTTCTTCACTAAAGCCTTGTGCTACCAGCGAGTTCTTTAGCCCAGCCAGGGCTTCTGCAAAGACGCTTATCTGGTCAATCATCTCTGAGGTACTAAGGACTTGTCTCTTTTTCATTTTTCATCCTCATCGTTTAGGTACTCGATTAGATCGTCAAGGAACACCATTTCTCTGGGCTGACCAGTTGCAGGTTCGCTTGGTACTGAAATGTGCTGAGCTATTCGTATCGCTCGATGGCGTTCTGCAAGCTGTCCGGCTTTGTACCAGACCTTGCCGTTAGTTGCAATTAGTTCGTTGATGCTCATTTTGTCCCTTTCGTGTAAGTGTAAAAGGTAGCTTGGCAAGGTTGTAAAAGGTAGTGCTTACAATCGTTTAGCCCTCTAAACAATCGCAAGGTGTTTGCGGCACTTTTCTTAGTCATAAGCTCTGACCTTGTTTCCTTAGTCATCTTGTGCCTCGGCAATCGTATTGACAAGCTCAGCCATGCCGTAGCAGACCGAATGGTGACATTGGCTCCGGTGGTGAAAGTCAAAACAGATCCTTGCTTGAGCCATTTTGCTTATGCGCTCACGCTCTGCCTCAACGCCGGCTTCACGGCCTTTTGTCCAGAGGATTTTGCCGCTCATGTCTTTCATGTCAATCACGCCTTAGCCTCGTCACTTGCTAGAAACTGCGCCAAGCTTCTTATCTTCTCGATACGGAAGCCTGACCACGTTTTCTTGTCTGTCACAACGATAGGTGCTGCCAAGTGTCCCATCACTCTGAATCTCTCAATCAAGTCCGGGTGCTGTGACAAGTCTATTTTGTCGTAGATAATGCCGAGCTTGTCCATAGCCTTAGCTGTCATTGTGCATTGAACGCAGCCTGATGTTGTGTAAATAACGATTGGAATTTTCATACTCTTTTCACCCACCTTAAATAAAGGTCTGCCCTTTGCTGACTGTTATTTCTAGAAGTCATTTCAATTTCATCGGCAAAGTGAGCCTTGATTGTCCTTGCCCAAGTTGACCTTGTGTGATTGCCAACAGACAACCATTGACCTGAATAGCTTTGCAGCAGCTCAACAATCTCGGCGGTAATCAGCATTGAGTCGCGCCCTTTGCTTGTTCTTGCTGGGTTTACCCAAATTAGTGTATTCATACTGAGGCTCCTGTCTGGCTTGCAATTTCCGGTTTGATTCGAGCAACCGCAGCGATTGCGTGATCGTATCCGCGCTCTTCGGTCTTGGTTAGTGTGAGACAACGCTTCAGGCTGACTTCAAACGAAAGCTTGCGGGTCGCATACTCTGCGC